AAACAGGGAGGCAGAGAGACCATCATAGAGGTCAGCAGGATCGATCACTACCGAATGCGAACGCACGTCAATACGAACGTCATTTTCTTTTGCTATGTTTAAACCATGTAGCAGTGCCTGCGCATTGCTTAGAGTAAGAACAGATGACGAACAGTCGATGACGGACTGACAAAGGAATGAAAATGCAAAACGATGTGCAACAAAGTGAAGTGGTTGAAATAGACGGTAACGACAACGCGAACGTGACAAGTAACGCGGGGGAATTCAGCGAAGCGATACAGGCAGCCGTCCATAGTGTGCAAGAGAAGAAGACAAAGAGAGGGAGAGTAAGAGGTAACCCATCGAATAAGCAGGCAACACGAGAAGATAAAGCGAATCGTCTGACCGTAAAGCAGGCACTCTTCGTGCAGGGCATTCTCGCAGGCAAGACAAAGCTGCAAGCCTACAAGGATGCGTATGACGTGCGAACGACAAGCGATGCAATCATCAGCGTGAGTGCAAGCGAGTTGATGAAGAACCCGAAAATCATTAAGCACCTAGGGGGTCTCGAAGACGTTCTAAAAGAACGCGTGATCGAAGAGGCAGCCAAGACCAGACGGTTCGTGATGGAGCGTTTACACGACCGGGTCATGTCAGCCAAGACCGAGGCAACAGAGCTGAAGGCATTGGAGCTGATGGGCAAGGCGGTCGGCATGTTTACAGACCGAGTCGAGCAGACTGTGGAGCAGGTGAACCCGGAGAAGCTGAAGGAAGAGCTGAAGTCTTCGCTCAAGCTGCTCGATAACGTAGCACCCATCAAGAAACGCGATGCCTAACTTAGGCACTGCGTGTTCGTGTGCGCCAAGGTGGCATTGATGCGTGCTGAGTTGGATGACTCACGCATGCGCAACGTGTAATGGCGGCAGCAGGGTGGGCTTGTTTAAACCGGCTGGCGGCGACCCCACCGTACCCCATCCCCCCGCTGTGCGTTTGTACCCCCCTACCGCAGCTTACGCAGTGTTCTACACATCCAATACCCTCCCCCTTACTCATACGAACACTCGTTCGCATTCCCCCATATAGCTAGACCCCCCCTATCGTTTTCAAATTTCACACCCCCGGGGGGTATATTTTTCAATGAGAACGTTGCACGAACATCTGTTCCTGTTTAAACTTAGAGAAGTGTTACAGATTGTTTCACGTGACGTTCCACGGAAACTTGTTTAAACGGGCATTGAGATGAGAAGTTGCGTATCATCGAGGGAACCGAGATGACTGAAAGGCAGAGACAGGTACTTGAGTTCATTGCAGCCTATCTGGAGATGAAGGGCTTTGCTCCCTCCATGCAGGACATTGCGTCAGGACTCGGACTGAAGTCGAGATCGAACATCCATCGGGTAATTCATGATCTGAAGGATCTGGGTATGGTTCGTCTGAGTCCCGGTAAGGTCCGGACGGTAAAGCTGATTGACCAGTCTGTGGATAAACTGATTGCCCTGTGAGCAATCTCCTCACTAAGAAGGAACTCAAGCAGTATCTGGCACTGCTAGATCGTCTGCCTCCTGAATCTGAGGAGGTAAAGAAGATCCATCTGCTCTTGAAGGAGCACAAGAAGGAACAGTGCCGTGAGCATTTCATGCCCTTTGTGAAGGAGATGTGGCCTGCGTTCATCCCCGGCAAGCACCATCAGGTCATGGCAGATGCTTTTGAGAGGGTCGCCAATGGGGAGTTGAAGCGGTTGATCATCAATATGCCGCCGCGTCACACGAAATCTGAGTTTGCCAGTTATCTGTTCCCCGCTTGGTTTCTGGGCAACTACCCGGAAAAGAAGGTCATCCAGACCGCTCACACGGCAGAACTGGCAGTGAACTTCGGTCGTAAGGTCCGTAACCGTGTAAACACACCGGAATATCAAGAGGTCTTTCCAACGAAGCTGTCCTCGGATTCAAAGGCGGCAGGTAGATGGCAAACCGATAAAGGAGGGGATTATTTCGCAATCGGTATTGGTGGCGCGGTAACCGGTAAAGGTGCGGATCTGCTGATCATCGATGACCCTCACTCCGAGCAGGAGGCCGCGCTGGCCGAAATTAACCCCGAGATCTACGACAAGACCTACGAATGGTACACATCCGGCCCACGTCAGCGTCTCCAGCCGGGTGGTGCCATCGTGGTGGTAATGACGCGGTGGTCATTGAGGGATCTGACCGGCAGAGTATTGAAAGCATCGGCACAGCGAGGGGGTGATGAATGGGAGGTGATTGAGTTTCCCGCCATTCTCCCGAGCGAAAAGCCCCTTTGGCCTGAATTCTGGTCATTTGAGGAACTGGCCGCCCTTCGGGAAGAACTTCCGAGCGGCAAATGGATGGCGCAGTACCAACAGCAGCCAACCTCTGAGACAAATGCCATCATCAAGCGCGAATGGTGGCAGGAATGGGAGCATGATGACCCTCCCTACTGCGAATTTACCCTTCAGGCATGGGATACCGCGTTTGAAAAGACCCAGCGTGCGGACTATTCGGCACTCACAATGTGGGGCGTCTTCTATCAGGAGGACGATACCGGCGTCATGCAGTCCAATATCATTCTGCTGAATGCGTTCCGCGAGCGAATGGAGTTCCCAAAACTGAAAAAGACCGCCATCGAGCAGTATCAAGACTGGCAACCCGACTCGATCATTATCGAAAAGAAGGCCTCCGGCGCGCCCTTGATCTACGAAATGCGGGCAATGGGCATCCCCGTACAAGAATTTACTCCCGGCAAAGGCAATGACAAAATCAGTCGTTTAAATGCGGTCTCTGATATATTCGCTTCTGGAAGGGTTTGGGCGCCCGCTACTCGCTGGGCAGAAGAAGTGATCGATGAAGTCGCCAGCTTTCCTGCCGGTGAGCATGATGACTATGTTGACTCAGTCTCCCTCGCCCTCATGCGGTTCCGCAAGGGCGGCTATGTCCGTACCCTGCTGGATGAAGAAGACGAACTACCCGAATTTCGTCGTCCCTTTAAGGGCTACTACTAAGGACAAATGATGGCTATTGACAAGGCACTCAATCAGGCACCAATGGGTCTCGATATGGAAGAGATGGTGATGGATGAAGAACCCATGCTTGAGATTGAAATTGAAGATCCGGAGAGCGTTTCCATCGAAGGTCCGGGGTTTGAGTTAGAGATTGGGGAAGAAGAACCCGACGCAGAAGACTTTAACGTCAACCTAGCGGAAGAGATTGACCCGGACGCCCTTGTTCATCTTGCCGGTGATTTGATCGGTGAATTTGAAGAAGACATCAATAGTCGCAAGGATTGGATGCAGACTTACGTCGATGGCATCGAATTACTTGGTTTAACCATCGAGGAAAGAACCGAGCCGTGGCCCGGTGCGTGTGGTGTATATCACCCGCTTCTTTCTGAAGCACTGGTTAAGTTCCAGTCAGAAACCATCATGGAGACGTTCCCGGCACAAGGTCCGGTACGAACTTCCATTATTGGTGAAGAAACTCGCGAAACCATCGAAGCAGCGAATCGTGTCAAAGATGACATGAACTACCAGCTCACCGACGTGATGGTCGAATACCGCCCGGAACATGAGCGCATGCTGTGGGGCTTGGGCCTTTCCGGTAACGGCTTCAAAAAGGTGTATTTCGATCCTTCTCTCCGGCGTCAAGTGTCGATCTACATCCCGGCAGAAGATGTCGTTGTGCCTTACGGCGCAAGCAATCTAGAAACCGCAGAGCGCGTAACGCATGTCATGCGTAAAACGCCCAATGAAGTTCGGAAATTGCAGGTTTCTGGTTTTTATCGCGACGTTGAAATGGGCGATCCGACCGATACATTTGACGATGTAGAGAAGAAAATCGCGGAAAAAATGGGCTTTAGCGCGACGCAAGATGACCGTTACAAGCTTCTTGAAATGCACGTTGATCTGGTTTTGGAAGATGATCCGTTTGCCGACGAAGACGGCATTGCTCTTCCTTACGTAGTAACGATTGAAAAATCTACTTCGACCATTCTTGCGATCCGCCGCAACTGGAATCCAGAAGATGATTCCAAGCAAAAGCGTAACCACTTCGTTCATTACGGCTATGTACCGGGCTTTGGCTTCTATGCCTTTGGCCTGATTCACCTCGTCGGTGCGTTCGCCAAATCAGGCACCTCATTGATCCGTCAGCTCGTAGACGCAGGCACACTCAGCAATCTGCCGGGCGGCTTTAAGACGAAGGGCTTGCGTGTTAAGGGTGACGATACGCCGATTGAACCGGCGGAGTGGCGTGACGTAGATGTGGCTTCGGGCACGATCCGCGACAACATCATGCCGCTGCCGTACAAGGAGCCGTCACAGGTTCTGTCTTCGCTGTTGGGCGTGATTGTCGAAGAGGGCCGTCGCTTTGCTTCGGCGGCAGATATGAAGATCGCGGATATGTCCGGTCAGGCTCCGGTAGGAACCACGCTGGCAATTTTGGAACGCTCGCTGAAGATCATGTCTGCGGTTCAGGCGCGCATTCATTACTCAATGCGTCAGGAGTTTAAACTCCTTAAGAACATCATTCGTGACTACACCGATGATGAATACTCTTATACGCCGTATGAAGGACAGCGTAAGGCCAAGGGTTCCGACTATGACTTAGTGGAAGTCATTCCGGTATCAGATCCGAATGCGGCAACGATGGCGCAGAAGGTTGTGCAGTACCAAGCAGTTCTCCAGCTCGCTCAGACTGCCCCACAACTCTACGACTTACCGCTTCTTCACCGTCAGATGTTGGAAGTTCTGGGTATCAAAAACGCTCAGAAATTGATTCCGCTGAAGGATGACATGAAGCCGCGTGATCCGGTCTCTGAAAACATGAATGTCATCAACGGTAAACCCGTTAAGGCGTTTATCTATCAGGACCACAAGGCACACATTCAAGTACACATGGCTGCGGTACAAGACCCGCAGATTGCTCAGCTTGTCGGCCAAAGCCCAATGGCAGGTCAGATTCAGGCCGCTATGCAGGCTCACATTGCTGAACATTTGGCATTTGAGTACCGCAAGCAGATCGAAGACGCAGCAGGTGTTCCGTATCCGGCTCCAGACGCCGAGATGTCAGAACAGACCGAATTGGAAATCTCTCGTCTTGCAGCGGCAGCCGCAGAGAAGGTGCTTGGACAGAACAAGCAGCAGGCAGCAGCCCAAGCAGCACAGCAGGCAGCACAAGATCCGGTCGTTCAGATGCAGCAGAAAGAGCTTCAGATCAAGGAAATGGACGCTCAGACCAAGCAGAAGAAGATCGCCGTGGATGCAGCCGCCAAAGCAGACCAGCTCGAAATCGAACGCGAGCGCATCGCTGCACAGGAACGTATCGCTGGCCTACAGGTCGGCGCAAAGATTGCTTCGGAGAAGGCAAGACTCTCAGCTCAAGAACTGCGTGACGGTCTTGAGATGGGAATTGACATCGCCCGAGAGCAAAAGAATGACGAGCTTGCTCGTCAACAACAACCTCAACGCAAGGAGGGTGAATGAGTCAAGACCTGCTCAAGTATCTGTCAGACAAGATACAAGAGGAAATAAAAGTCCTGTCTGATGATCTGGCGCTGGGAACAGCAAAAGATCATGGGGACTATAAATATGCCGTCGGCATGATTCGCGGTCTGATGATTGCGAATAACGTTCTAGTAGAAACTTCAGACAAGATGGAGAAATTTGATGACTGAAATCCTCATCGGCACAAACCCCGATAACCCAGAGGAAGCAACAGTTTTGCCGGAAGGTGAGGCTGCAAAAGCAAAGCAACTACCCGATCCTTCTGGTTACCGCATCCTGTGTGCATTGCCAGAGATCGATAACGCGTACGAAAGCGGAATTATCAAGGCGGACATTACTAAGCAGCACGAAGAGTTACTGACGACCGTGTTGTTTGTAATCAAGCTAGGTCCGGATGCGTATGGCGACAAAACACGGTTCCCGAACGGAGCTTGGTGCAAAGAGGGCGACTTTATTTTGGTCCGCCCACATGCCGGTACGAGGGTAAAAATCCACGGTCGTGACTTCCGAATCATTAACGATGATGCGGTTGAAGCGGTGGTTGAAGATCCGCGTGGCATTTCCAGAGCCTAAAGGAGGCACAAATGGCCGAAGCAGCAGAAAAGGATGACTTCGAGTTTGAAGTCGAGAATGATGAAAACGAAGAAGTCGTTGAGTCTAAAGGTAAAACAGCAAAAGCTGATGTTGACCTTGAAGTTGTAGACGACACCCCAGAGGAAGACCGAGGCCGTCATCCGCTCCCGAAGGAGTTGGTTGATGAGCTAGAAGCTGATGAGCTGGACGAGTATTCCGATAAGGTAAAGACTCGTCTGAAGCAGATGAAAAAGGTGTGGCACGACGAACGCCGTGAAAAAGAACGCGCTTATCGTGAGCAGCAGGAAGCTGTGGCTTTGGCCCAAAAGCTTGTTGAGGAAAACAAGAAGCTGAAGGCTAATTTGAGCAGTGGAGAGAAGACTCTTCTCGATACTTATAAGCAGTCTGCTGAGCTAGAAATAGCCGCTGCGGAGCGTTTGTATCGTGACGCCTATGAATCTGGTGATACAGATAGAGTGGTCGAAGCGCAGCGTAAGCTGAATGAAGCGACCTATAGAATGCAGCAGATCGTGAATTATCGTCCTGCATATACTTTACAAGAAGGTAATAATGAGGTAAATGTACCCCAACAGAACGTGGCACAAAAACCCGTTCTTGATGCCAAGACTAAAGCGTGGCAAGAGCGCAATAGTTGGTGGGGCACAGACAGCGAGATGACGGCGACCGCACTCGGTCTCCATCAGAAGCTGGAAAGAGAACGTGGTGCTGGTTTTATCGGCACCGATGAATACTGGCAAGCCATCGACAAAACGATGGAACGCCGGTACCCGGAATACTTCGGGGAAGAAACGGAAGACGGGGGCGGCAAGCCCGTCAGTAACTCCGACAAGAAACCTGCCACTGTGGTTGCTCCGGCATCCCGAAGCCGATCCCCCAAAAAGATCGTGCTAAAGCAGTCGCAACTTTCGATTGCTAAGAAACTGGGATTAACCCCTGAGCAGTACGCTCGGGAATATGCAAAAACTTTGCAGCAATAAGGAGACGATCATGGTTGAGCAGAAAGAAACTAGACTTGCACGCGAACTTGAAACCCGAGAAGTAACTGAACGTCCCAAAACTTGGGCACCGGCATCAACCCTGCCGGAACCTGACAAGGAACCCGGTTATGACTATCGGTGGGTACGTGTTTCGACACTAGGCCAAGCTGACGCACGTAACATCAGCTCGAAGTTACGTGAAGGATGGGAAGCCGTTCGTATCGAAGAACAACCCAAATTTAAGCTGCTGGTAGACCCCGACAGTCGTTTCAAAGACAACGTTGAGGTCCAAGGCTTGTTGCTCTGCAAGATTCCGTCTGAGTTTATGGATCAGCGCCGTGAGTATTACGCGACGAAGACCAAAAACGCATCGGATGCTGTAGACAACAATTTCATGCGCGAGAACGACCCTCGTATGCCGCTCTTCCGTGAGCGGAAATCGAAGACCTCGTTCGGGCAAGGTAATTAAATCTTAGGAGTCTGACATGGCTTATCCTTCCGTTAGTGCCGCTTACGGCATGATCCCGGTCAATTTGATCGGCGGGCAGGTATTTGCCGGTGCTACTCGCCAGATCCCGATCTCTGCCAACTCTGCAACTGCCATCTTCTACGGTGACGTTGTAAAGCTGAACAGCTCAGGTACTCTGGACAAGGACACTGGTACTGATTCTGCCACCCCTGTGGGTGTTTTCCTTGGCTGCTCTTATACTGACTCAACCTTTGGTAAGGTTTTCCGTCAGTATTATCCGGGCGGTTTGTCTGCTACCGACATCAGCGCTTACGTTGAAGATGATCCGGACGCACTGTTCAAGGTTGCTGTTGTAACCTCGACTGCTGACGCGACTATCGCTTATGTAAACCGTACTGCTGTTGGTAATAACGCAGTTTTGGCCCAGTTCACTGGTTCCACCACCACTGGTAATTCTGCGAACGGCATTGATGATGCTACCAACACCACTTCTACGTGGCCGGTACGTATCGTTGACGTGGTTCCGGAAACCCACACTACTGGTAACCCCGGTTCCTACACCGAAGTTATTGTTAAGTGGAATGCCGGTATGCACCAGTACGACAACCCGGCTGGCGTATAAGGAGTAATTAAATGGCTATTTCACGCGCACAATTACTGAAAGAGTTGCTTCCGGGCCTGAACGCACTGTTCGGCATGGAATACGCTCGCTATGGTGAAGAGCACAAGGAAATTTTCGAAACCGAAACTTCCGAGCGTTCTTTTGAAGAGGAAACCAAGCTCTCTGGCTTCTCCGCAGCTCCGGTTAAGAACGAAGGTTCTGCCATCAGCTACGACAATGGTCAGGAAGCATGGACTGCTCGCTACAACCACGAAACCATCGCTCTTGGCTTCAGCCTGACTGAAGAAGCAATCGAAGATAACCTCTACGATTCTCTCAGCTCTCGCTACACCAAGGCTCTGGCTCGTGCTATGGCTTATACCAAGCAGGTTAAGGCTGCGGCGGTACTGAACAACGGCTTCGACTCCGACTATAAGGGTGGCGATGGCGTTGAACTGTTCTCCACGCTTCACCCGCTGGTATCTGGTGGTAACAACTCCAACGAACCGTCAACCGCTGCTGACCTGAATGAAACCTCCCTTGAGGCGGCTGTAATTCAGATTGCTGGCTGGACTGACGAGCGTGGTCTGCTGATCGCAGCTAAGCCGCGTAAGTTGATTGTTCCGCCAAGCCTGATGTTCGTTGCAACTCGTCTGCTCGAAACTGAGCTGCGTGTGGCTACTGCCGACAACGACATCAACGCAATCAAGTCTAACGGCTCGATTCCGGAAGGTTACGCTGTAAACCACTTCTTGACTGATGACGACGCATGGTTCCTGACCACTGACGTTCCGAACGGTCTGAAGCACTTCGTGCGTACCCCGATGTCCACCTCTATGGATGGTGACTTCGACACCGGTAACGTTCGTTACAAGGCTCGTGAGCGTTACAGCTTCGGCTGGTCTGACCCGCTGGGAATGTACGGTTCTCCGGGTGCTGCATAAGCTTCGGCTTATAAAGCGAAAAGGGGGCTTCGGCCCCCTTTTTTATGCTTGACGGTTTAAACCTAGCGGCGTATAAACGTTGTAGGTTCTGGGACATCCAGCCATATCGACCGACCCAGCGGACTTTGCAGAGACGATATGGTTAGTGCTGCAACACGGAGTCAAGCTCATGGCACGCACAACTTTTTCGGGTCCGGTCGCCTCTGATAACGGCTTCCTGTCCACCATCACTGATACTTCCACCGGTTCTTCTACCTTTGAAGCCAGCGTAACCGACGTCACTATGACCGGCGCAGGCGGCCTCGGTGGTCGTACTCGTTTCCAACTGAATGCTGATGCAGCTTTGGGTTCTTACTCCAACGCTCTAAAGGCAATCACTGTATATGGCACCGCTGGTAGCACTTCCGGTCTGGGTTCTGCGTTCGTAGCAGAAATGACCCTATCTGCTGGTACCACCTCTGGTACGTATGCTCCGGTTGAAATCGAACTGAATCTGGGCGCGGGCGCTCAGACCGGTACCGCAACCTCCCTGATGTATGCGTCAGTAAACGGCGCTGCTGCGGGCACTTTCGATACCAACGGCTTCTTCTTCAATCTGGCTGGCTTGACCGCAGGTGCAGCAAAGTGCTTGGCTACTGGCTCAACTTTTGCAAACCCAGCAGCTACGCTGAAGTGCAAGATTGGTAGCACCTCGTACTACCTGCCGTTGTACGACGCAGCTATTAGCTAATGGAGCTGACGAAGGACCGCCTGCTGGAAATTAAACAGGACGCCGTTCAAGAACGGGACAAGTACCTGAATATGATCCAGCAGGCAAATGGCGCGATTGCGATGATCGATCACTTGATCCAGCAGTTAGATGCGCCTGAACCTGTAGAGCCGGAGGAATCTGATGGCCTCGCAACAGTATGACATTTTTGCGGTGACAATCCCGGCCTCGGACGCGGATTTCTATGTCACCACTACGAAGCCAACGGGGGCAGCCGATCTGACCCTCGCGGCAACCATTCCCGGTCAAAATGGGGTGGGCTACAAGGTCACGATCACTTCCGATGGTGATGAGCAGCTTAAGGGCTTTACCGTAACTGGTGTGGCCTCTAACGGTGCTGTAATCACCGAAACGGTGACTGGCCCGAATGCTACCGCTACGACCTCCACCAACTACTTTGCTTCTGTTTCTGGCGTTTCTGTAAATGCCGCGACGGCTGGCAATGTGACCGTGGGCTATGCAGCAACCACCGGGGTCACTCTCCCGATGACCCGCGTCAAGGGTCTGTACTACGTTGGAGCCACCAATGCTGGTTCTCTTGTGGTTACTCGTCAGAGCGACTCTCGCGTACTTCTGGACGTCAAAACTCCGGCAGGCAGCGGTGCATTTGCGGACAGCCTGTATTTGGCTGCTGAAGGTATTAAGGCTGCAAAGACGCCAGATGATATGGCGACTGTCGTAACCACGAACCTCACTGCTACTACTCTCTTCTGCGGATAAGGAACTTTTTCATGCAAGTCGAAAAAGGATACGATCTGGCGGGGAAGAAGCTGTTTGTGGCAATTCCGGCGTACAACTTTACGGTCACCATTAAATTGGCGACCTCGTTGGCCCGGTTGGCTCAAGTAGCACCCCAGCACGGCATTGACCTACAGATTGGCAGCATTGCCGGATGTTCTGTGGTGTCCCGTGCCCGCAATCTCCTTGCAAAGGACTTCTTGGAGTCTGAATGCACGGACCTGCTTTTCATTGATTCCGACATCAACTTCGATGCGAACGACGTTCTTCGCCTTTTGGCTTGGACGACCGACGCAAAGAAGGGAATCATTGCAGGCGTGCCCCGCGTAAGAGACGTAAACAAGACCTATATTGCTGACCTCGACTATGACGAGAACGGCGAGCTAACCATGAATGGCATGGGTTTGGTACGTGCTCAACGTGTTGCGACCGCATTTATGATGGTCCAGCGCAAAGTGTTTGAAGATTTGGTCGAAGCCCACCCAGAGTGGAACTACTTCGATAAGCGGTCCGGGCGTGTAGTCCACGGTATTTTTGACTTCGACCTAACGGAAGAAGGATATATCGGTGAAGACTTCCTATTCTGTGACCGTGCTCGTGCACAAGGGTACGAGGTTTGGATTGATCCAACGATTAGTCTGGGGCACATGGGTGTACAGGAGTATCAAGGCAATTTCGGCCAAGATGTTCTCTACCCGATGGTAGTGCCGAAGGCGAAGGATGTAGCGTAATGGCTACTAAGCCCGTCAGTAAGAAATCGATGCCATGCAACAAGCCAAAGCGCACTCCGTCACA